GGAGTAAGTGCAAGCCAAGTTGAAATAAGCAGTAATGTACAGTTCTATGATGGCATCACAAGTACAGACATACAAGAAACACTTATAAAAAGTGCCGCTGATTTAATATCAGAAGAAACACCAAACTATCAAACAGTTGCTGGTAGACTTATTGTATATCATATTAACAAAATGGTTTATGGTGGTGCTACGCCTTGGCATATTTACAAACTTGTAAAGCACAATGTTGAAAAGGGTTTCTATGATACAGAACTGTTAAGTGAATACACTGAAGAAGAATGGAATACCATCAACAGTTGGGTAAAACATGAACGTGATGAACAACTAACATATGCTGCCATGGAACAGTTTCGTGGCAAGTATCTTGTACAAAACAGAGTAACAAAAACACTTTATGAAACTCCGCAAATGGCATATATGCTTATAGCGGCCACACTGTTTCAAGACTATGATCGCAAAAACAGACTGCGTTATGTAAAAGATTACTATGATGCTATTTCAACACACCAAATTAGTTTACCAACTCCGGTAATGGCAGGAGTTCGTACACCACAAAGACAGTTTTCAAGTTGTGTACTAATAGAAACTGATGATAGTTTAGATAGTATAAATGCAACTGCAAGTTCAATTGTAAAATACGTTTCACAAAAAGCAGGCATTGGTATTAACGGTGGACGTATTAGAGCATTAGGGTCACCTATTAGAAACGGTGATGCTTATCACACTGGCGTTGTGCCATTTTATAAAATGTTTCAAGCCGCCACACGCAGTTGTAGTCAAGGTGGAGTGCGTAACGGAGCGGCAACACTATATTATCCACTGTGGCACCTAGAAGTTGAAGACTTACTGGTACTAAAGAACAACAAAGGTACAGAAGACAACAGAGTTAGACACATGGACTATGGTGTACAGTTTAATAAACTTATGTACGAACGTTTGATGAGCGGTGGAGACATTACATTGTTCTCTCCAAATGATGTTCCTGGGTTGTACGATGCGTTCTTCCAAGATCAAGACAAGTTTCGTGAACTGTATGAAGCCGCAGAACGTAAAACAAGTATACGGAAGAAGAAAATAAGTGCCACAGAACTTTTTTCTGCTTTTATGCAAGAAAGAAAAGACACAGGAAGAATATACTTGCAAAATGTCGATCATGCAAACGAACACAGTAGTTTTAAAACTGATGTTGCACCTATAAAGCAGAGCAACTTGTGTTGTGAAATTGACTTGCCAACAAAAGCATTGAATGATGTAAATGATCCAGAAGGTGAAATAGCATTGTGTACATTAAGTGCTATTAATTGGGGTAGTTTTTCAAATCCTGAAGACATGGAAAAGGCATGTACTCTTGCAGTGCGTGGACTTGATGCACTGTTAAGTTATCAAAACTATCCAATCATTGCCGCACAGATGGCAACAGAAGGCAGACGTCCGCTTGGTGTTGGTATTATTAATCTTGCATACTTTTTAGCAAAGAACGATGTAAGTTATAGTGATCCAGATGCACTTAAATTAGTTGACACTTGGGCACAACACTGGAGTTATTACTTGATCAAAGCCAGTGCTGATCTTGCAGTTGAATTTGGAGCATGTCTGAAGAATAATGAGACAAAGTATTCAGATGGTGTATTGCCAGTAGACACATATAAAAAGGATGTTGACGAATTAGTAGTACATGTAGATGCAGTTGACTGGACAGGGTTAAGAGCACAACTTAGAGAAACAGGAATACGTAATTCAACACTGATGGCACTTATGCCTGCTGAAACATCAGCACAGATAAGCAACAGTACAAACGGTATTGAGCCACCGAGGGCATTTGTAAGTATCAAGCAAAGCAAAGATGGTGTTCTTAAACAGGTTGTGCCGGGATTTGCACGTTACAAAAACAAATACGAACTACTATGGGATCAAAAGTCGCCAGAGGGTTACATAAAGATAATGGCAGTCATGCAAAAATATATTGATCAAGGTATAAGTGTAAACACATCTTACAACCCCGTACACTATGAAGATGAAAAGATACCAATGAGTGTAATGCTACAACATCTGCTACTATGTTATAAATATGGACACAAGCAGTTGTATTACTTCAACACATTTGATGGTGCTGGAGAAATTGACATAGACAAAATGAACGAAACACAACAAGAAATCACTATCGAAGATCCTCTATATGAGGAAGCCTGCGATAGTTGCACAATATAGGAAACACAATGAGTGTGTTGAATACAGCCAACAGAGACCATACGACCAGTCTTGCCTTTCTTGAATCAATCAAGGTTAAATTCCAGCCACAATACTTTCATTCAGTAAAAAATAATTCTAATAAACTTCTTATTTGTGCTGGAGATAGCTGGACATGGGGAGATAGTTTAGGTAGCACACTAGAATTTCCAAATGATGAAGTTAAGGATCAACATAGAAAAGAACACTTATATGGCAGTATAATTTCTAAGAAAATAAATTCAGATTTTATCAATATTGCTAAACCTGGCGGGTCAAATATTAAAATTCACGATATGTTAGCAGTGGTATTAGAAGATGCTGTTTTGGATAACTTATATAACGAGATTCATATCATTATATGCTTAACCGAAAATTGTAGAGAAGCATCAGGAGATCCAATTTGGGTACCATCTAATTTAGATAACATAGAAACAATAGACGATTTTCTTAAATCATATGAACAAAACATGTTTTTGTCTTTTAAAGAAAATTTTATAGACAAGTACCCTGATATAAACTTTTATATTGGCAGAAATTTTACTTTCTCCTATGATGAAACTATATTAGGAGATAATATGTTAGATAAATTGTGGATTCAATGTTTAGAAATAAACGAGCCGTATCCAGAAGACGTGCGTTTTACTTCGGATATTGCAGTAACTCCATTGATAGCGTGTTTGATAAAACTTGGCATTTATAAAAAATTAAAATATTCGTTAATGGAATTTTTGGCTCGCAGTAATTTGGCAGTAGATTGGTTAGAGAATAGTCCATTAAACTATAAAAAAGGTACCAAACATCCTACCGAAAAAGGACACGAAATTTATGCAAATTACATATATAATAAAATAAAGGAACGACAATGAGTGTATTGAATACAGCCAATAGAGACCATACGACTAGTCTTGCATTTTTAGATCCAGCAGGCGGAGTCGGCATACAACGTTATGATACACTGAAGTACAGACAGTTTGATAAACTTACTGACAAGCAGTTAGGATTCTTTTGGAGACCAGAAGAAGTAGATGTACTACGTGATGCAAAAGACTTTAAAGAGCTTACTGCTAATGAAAAGCATATCTTTACTAGCAATCTAAAAAGACAAATCTTATTAGACAGTGTGCAAGGTAGAGCACCAATTGAAGCATTTGGTCCTATTGTAAGTTTGCCTGAATTGGAAAACTGGATTATAACTTGGACGTTTAGTGAAACAATACATTCAAAAAGCTATACACATATTATACGTAATGTATATGCAAACCCAAGCAAGGTGTTTGATGAGATGATGGACATACAGGAGATCATTGACTGCGGAGAAGACATCACTGCATACTATGATGATTTGGTAGAAACTTGCAGTTACTACAACTTACTAGGTGAAGGTACACACACTGTAAACGGCAAGAAAGTCAAAATTGATCTATATGAACTTAAAAAGAAACTGTGGATCTGTTTGGCAAGTGTTAACATTTTAGAAGGTGTACGTTTTTATGTATCCTTTGCTTGTAGTTGGGCTTTTGCTGAACTTAAGAAGATGGAAGGTAATGCTAAAATTATCAAGTTTATTGCACGTGATGAGAATGTACACCTAGCAAGTACACAACAACTGATGAAAATACTTCCACAAGATGATCCAGACTTTGTTAAAATAAAAGCAGAGTGTGAACCACTTGTAATTAAGATGTTTGAAGATGCAGTAGAACAAGAATGTGCATGGGCAGATTACTTGTTCAAAGACGGATCAATGATTGGACTTAATGCACAGTTGCTCAAAGAATATGTACAGTGGATTGCAAACAAACGTATGACAGCAGTTAGTGTCCCGAGCAGTTACAAAGGAGCATCAAACCCACTCCCGTGGACACAAAAGTGGATTGCAGGTGGCGATGTACAAGTTGCTCCACAGGAAACGGAGATAACTAGTTATGTTAACGGCGGAACAAAACAAGACGTAGATAAAAATAGCTTTGCAGGATTTAGTTTATGAGTATTGAAATTTATACAAAAGACTTGTGTGGTTATTGCGATGCAGCCAAAGACTTATTTGATCACATGGGTGTACAGTATAATCAATACAAGATAGGCACAGACGTTACAAGAGAACAACTATTGGAAATTGCACCTAATGCAAAAACTGTACCACAAATTGTCATACATGGACAACTAGTTGGCGGCTACGATGATCTGTGCGAATACATAGAAAATACAGGGTTCAACGGAACTGGCTACTAAGTAGTAGCATGAATTACAACATCTGGAATAAGTGGGACAAGCTCCAAACAGTAATGCTTGGCGATTGCTACGGAAGTAAATTCTTCAGAGATATCAAAGATATTAAAGTTCGATCAGCACTTCAAAGAATTGCCGACGAAACACAAGAAGATCTCGAATGTTTCTATCGTATTCTAAAAGACTTTGGTTGTACTATTATTCGTCCAAAGTTAGATACGAATGATAGCATAATGAATTATACCGATAACAACGGAAAATTAAAATCAATACCTCGTGGCCCGTTGCAACCTCGTGACGCACAGGTAGTAATAGGTAATAGTTTGTTTTATGTTTGTGGTGATCATCCTAGCATTACAAACACATTAGACGAATACGATAAGAATTATAAAAATATTAAAACACCTATACCTAAAAAAAATTATCTTGATTACATAGGTAATGGTGCTCCAGACTGGCCATCATATGATGATCTAGTTACTAGATTTTTTAAAAATAAACCACTTAGTGATGACATCAATATTAATAAAGAATTATTAGAGATGTCAGCAAACGAACAACGGCAAAAACGCTTTACATTTCCTGTTGCGGCTCCGAGTATTACTGTGGTCGGCAAAGACATCTATATTGATATACCAACGGATGTGCCAGAGATATTACGTAACTATTGCTTTGCAAAATTTACAACGGAATATGCAGACTTCCGGATAAATTATTTAACACATGGCGGACACAGTGATGGTTGCTTTCACACAATCAAACCTGGTGCAATATTAAGTCTACAAGAGATTCAAACCTATGAAGATACTTTTCCAGGATGGGACGTTTGCTATCTTCCTGATCAAAGTTGGGATAAAGTAAAGCCATTTACTGACCTAAAAAATGAAGGCAAATGGTGGGTACCAGGGGAAGAAGATAATCCCGAATTTACGCATTTTGTAGAAACCTGGCTTCAAGATTGGGTCGGCTATGTTGAAGAAACAGTATTTGATGTGAACGTACTAGTACTTGACGAACATCATGTATGTGTAAGTCAGCAAGATAATGAAATTGTAAATGCATTTTTAAAGAAACACAATATGGAACCTGTGTATGTTCCTTGGCGTCACAGATATTTTTGGGACGGAGGTTTGCATTGTATAACACTTGACCTTAAAAGGCAAGGGACACAACAAGACTATTTCCCAAAAAGACAAACTGCAATAATAGATAAAGGATTTGACTATGTTTGAAAAAGACAAAATTTATTCACTTAGACTTAGTGATAGCAGTGAGATTATATGCAAAATAGTCAGTAGCGATGCTGATAAAACTGTAATATCTAACCCGTTTAGTTTACTACCTACACAAAATGGAGTACAACTTTTACCTGCTATGATGAGTGCAGATTTTGCAAAAAATGTAACCATAAATACAAACAATATAACATTAACTTGTGAAACCAGCCTTGATGTACACTCAACATATATCGAAGCAGTTACAGGTATTGTTACGCCAAAGAAAACTATATTGACAGGATAAAGATGCCAGGAGCAGTAAGAATAGGTGATGTAAACTCAGCAGGCGGAGCCGCAATAGGTTCTGGTGCAAGCACTGTGATTATTAATGGCAGGGCAGCCTGTTTAGTAGGAACATCTGTTACACCTCATCCATGTTGCGGAGCTCCAGGTTGTGGAATACATTGTAGTGCAAAAACCACACTCGGATCCATGAGTGTAATAGCAACGGGCAAACCAATTAACTACGTCGGATCACCAGACACGTGTGGACACACACGTGCAAATGGTAGCAATGACGTAATAATACCACGAGGTTAGTATGG